TATAAATCCATTTAAAATGAAATCAATTTATAATTATTTAAATATTTTCATTATACAATATATATATGAGTGATCTTTTCAAATTAGATATGAAGTCTTATACACAAAAGGAATTAGAAGATTTATTGAATTTAAAAAAACCTTATACCATGGAAAATATTATAGAAAATCATAGGTTTTTAGAAAATAAATTATTAGTTGATGATACTGTGGATATAAGAAAGAAAAAAGAAATACAATCATTTTTATCACAAATAAAAGATAATTTAAATTCTAATGTTAAAAGAACATTTTCAGATATACAAACAAGTGCTTTAATACAACAAAATCAAACTATATTAAATACAATAGGACATGAAGTAACCGAATCTTCTAGAGGATATAAAGATTTAACTATAAATATGGTTCCAAAAAATGAGGAAGGTATTATACAAAAACAATTATTAAGTAAAGTAGTCTGTATTTCTTCTGAATTTAGAGAGAATTATTATAAAACTAAAGGTTCAGATTTCACCTTTACATTACCCACTAAGATAAAAAATGTTATGCAGATGGAGTTAGTATCATTGGAAATGCCTTTATCATTTTATCAAATATCTAGGGAATTAAATAATGATTATTTTTGGATAAGGTTAGATATTGCAACAGATGATAGAAAATGTTACTATATTAATATACCAGAAGGTAATTATACGAAAGAGCTCATGATTTCAACATTAAATACAATTATTATTGAAGCTGTAAAAGGCGATATACCTACTTTTAACGGTAAAACTATAATTATATCTGACCCTATAAACTGTAAAACAATAGTAAGAGACCCTTCATCAAATGAAGGTAATAATATATGTTTGTATTTTAATAGAGCAAGATATACAGAAAATACAGTTACATGTATTGATAAACAAGACGAACCGCCTATATATGAAGGTGTTGATAGATCATCTAAACTAATAACTGGGTTAGGGTGGATATTAGGATTTAGATTAGGCGAATACGTTCATGCAGGTGGGTCCAATAAAATAAAAGATTATGTAAGCGAAGGGATATATAACGATTGGCCTGTAAAACATTTATATTTCGTGATAGATGATTATAATAAATATTCTAGTAATTTTATAGGTGCAACATATTCTAGTTCGCTTGGTAATTATAATGTATTAGCTAGATTAACTACTATGAATCCTACATCATCTGTTGTAGCACCAGGTATTTCTATAGATACACTTTTTGATGAATCATTTAGCTTAAAAAAACGCGAATACTTTGGTCCAGTAGATATTCAAAAACTTCATATACAAATATTAGACCCATATGGTCGTGTTTTGAATTTAAATAATATGGATATTTCATTCAGTCTCCATTTAGCTTGTTTATATGATTAATTAAATATAATAATTATATATGAATATATTTAATAATTGCCAATCAAATCAATATGCTTCGGATTATATTCAAACAAAGAAAAAGAGAGCACAAAAAAATGATATTAAAATAGTTTCTAGAGAGAAAAAACCACGTCTAGTAAATAATGATATGCCATTTGATATAAATACAAATATTAAAAGTAAATTAGATTATTATAAAATTACCAATATCATAGTAACAAAAGATATAAGTAATGTAACATTTATAGACCCTAGTGGAAATTTATTTAATACACAATGCCCTTATAAATATTTGAATTATGTAGATGCTTCTAATAATCGTTGTTTTTAAAAATTGAATATAATTTTATATATATAAAATTATTTATATATAAAATTATTTATGGAAAGATTCTGGATAGGAACAACAAGATTTAATAATAAAACATTTAAAGAGAATAAAGACTGGAAAAAAAAACATGACTGGAAAGGCTGTATTTATGGTGTAGATAAATATATGTCTACTCACCCAAAAGCATCCGCACCAAATGGTCTAATTTATGTATTAGAGATGAATAATGATATTAATAAAATAATGGGTATCGGATTAGTAAGAAATAAAATCAATCATGATGATAAAGCTTTGATAAATTTTACTGATAGGCACTATAATAAATATATTTATCATAGTGCATATAGAATAGATGCTTCCGAATTTACTGAAAAACAAAAAAAATATATTGAAATATTAGAGCTAATAGCATTTAAGGGTTATAGACACTTTAAAAGAGGTAATGGTATCACTATTATCAAATGGGAACGTTTTAAAACAGATGAAACAAAGAGTAAATTTATTAGTTTCTTTAGAAAATTATTTTAATATCCTACATAACCCATCTGTTTTGGTGTTAATATACTACAGTATGTCTCCCAGTACTTTAATCTTTGATTTGTATTAACTGCTTTTCCTTCTGATATCAAATTTAATAACTTATTTTTTTGAAATTCATCCATTTTATAAGAGGTTGTGACATCATTTAGTTTTTTAAAGGCAAATTTTGCCTGTTTGATAGGGTTAGATGGATACATATTTTGAAAATGTTCTAACCAACTCTCTTTTGTCCCATAATTATAATCGGGAAAAACTTGTTGCATTTCTTCCAAACTCGGATCATATATATTTTTAAAATAGTTTGCCATTATTATTATAAATTAAATTTTAGGTTTAATTCATTTTAATAGTTAATGTTTTTTTTTTATTAAAAATATATTTTTATATTTTATATATGGTTTTAATTAGATATGGTAAAAGTAACGAAGAAATGCAGTTAGAAGATATTACAAAAAATGAGACAGAACAAATGGATTCCAAACAAAGAAAAGTATTTTACGAACAAGGAATATTAAAATATGGGACAGAAGAATGGAAGAAAAAAATACTTGAGACAGATTATTATGAACTAAATAAAGAACCTGAATTGGATGCAACAAATTATAGTATAAAAGATTTATTTGATCTTTTAGACTTACAAGAAGACGGGCAATTAGATAAAAAGATTGAAGATTATATTAATGGTGCTGTTGATGAAATGAAAGAAACATTAGACAAAAATAGTAATAGTGATAATGAAGAGACTATTATAAAATATAAGAAATTTTTTGATAGTGTTGCTATAAGATTAATAAAATACAAAAAGGGGATGACAACCCAAACATCTGATAATTTAGTACAGAAAAAAGATATTAGTAAAATAAAAAGAAGTATAATACCATGCGCGCAGACAATCATTATAAATAGTGATTTTGATGTTCCGGAAAAAGTTATTTCAACAATATGTCCGGATGGTTCATTTGAATATAAATTAAATAGATATCAGAAGACTAATTTTGAAATATTTTTAGAATTTAAACTTTCGGATACTAGTAAACTTACTATAGGTAATGTTATTATCCCCCTATCTGGATATTTTGCAATTGATTCAGCATATAATACGAATACGTTTAATATTAAAGATATTAGTACTAATGATATAACATGTATTGAAATTGAACCTCAACAACCTAAACAATCGGGTGATGGTATGGGGGCTTATGAAGGGTTTATCGATAGTTTCCATGAATCTTTAATTTCAGCAGGTATATCTGATTTATCTTTAAATATTATCACCAAGGGTATTGGTGCAGGTCATTTTGGAATATCTACTGATAGTATTAAAGGATATGAGATTGATTGGTTAGGTGGTGATTGTGATAATACACATTGCGTTGGTGGGAAATCAAATCTTACTACTAAGAATAGACCGACAAGTACATTAGGTTTTTTAATGGGATTTGATACACAACAACTAGTAAATAAAGGAAAGATTAGTATTAAGAAAAGTGATGGTGTCAAAATAGCAACTCGTGACCATAGTGGGATGATTGGTAGTAATATGTTTTATTTACAATTGACAGATTATACAGGTAGTACTAAAAATCATAACAAGGTTAATATTTCCAAACCGATACAAACTTTTAAACAACCATATTATTTTAATTCTATAAAAAGTCGTGTTGGTATTGATAATTCATTAAATTTTTGTGAAAATTATAAAGAAACAAATAAAAGATCCAGTCGCAAGGGTACTTCTAGTGATACTGATATAAATTTTTTAAATCAATTAACAAACGCACAAAAAGAAACTATCAAAGCACATGCTGCTGCGAATAAAGCGATAGAAAAGGAATCTTCTTCAAATGTTGGAGGAAGTAGTATATTGGGGGCGGGGGTTGGGAAAGTAATCACAATCCCTATACCCGCGAACAAAGATCGTGGAGGACCACCAGGAAAACTAGTACACCCAATAAGGTTTAGTGGTAGTAAAGAAAATATATGCCCTATTTCATTTAGTGGTTCGACAGATCTTATTAAAATAGGTATAGCTTTATTAGATTCGAATGAATTTTTAGTGGATCTACATGGTGGTGGGATAATCGTTACATTTAATACAGACCAAGAAAAAAAAGAAATATAATTTTATGAAATATTACAACAACATATAGTCTTCTTCGTTTTTGTTTCATTTGCAAAGTTTATATTATTTATATTTATACCCATCATAGTTTCGTCCATATTATTATAGATATCTGTTATGAATTTATCTAAAAAATCATCAGTATTTATACCCATAATTGCACTTGTCTCTATATATGACATATCATTTTCTAAAGCAAAAATTTCAGCAGTTTCTCTAGAAACATTAGAGGATTTATCTATTTTATTCCCTATAAGCATGGTAGGTATATTACCTCCATTAACTTCATTCATCCAATATTTAATATTTTCAAAAGACTTTTTATTTCCCTTATCAAATACATATATTATACCAGCTGTAAATTTATAATAATCTTTCAATATACTTGAAAAACATCTTTGTCCTGCTGTATCCCATATATGTGTTTTTATCACAATACCATCAGGCATACTAGTTACTTTAGTTATAAAATCTACACCTATTGTTGCATCATAACATTCTGTAAATGTATTATAACAAGATTTATTTAGTAGTGATGTTTTACCTGTAAAAGAATCACCAACAATGATTAATTTAAAAATAAAATCAGACATATCCATATATATTATAAAAATAAAATATAAATATAGTATAATGAAAAAAAAAATTAAAGATGGTTATGGGGATAAAAAGTTTATATCACCACAAGAATATGAAGCTATTAAATT